TCGAGGATTCAAACAGCAACCGGTCATTTAAACGAGACTCAAAACACAATTTAGTGTCTGAGGTTAGCGCAAGAGAACGCAAAAAGAAATGAAAGATTACAACTGGCCCGGACAGTTCACACCTTTTGCACATCAGAAAGTAACAGCAACGTTTTTAGCTGAGCGCCCTAAAGCATTTTGTTTTAATGAGCAGGGTACGGGCAAAACAGCATCAGTTATCTGGGCCGCTGATTACCTTATGAATATTGGCGTAGTGCGTAGAGTGTTGGTGGTCTGCCCCCTGTCGATCATGAAGTCAGCATGGCAGAACGACTTGTTCAAGTTTGCAATGCACCGCACCTGCGACATAGCATATGGTGACAGGAAGAAACGCGCCAAGATTGTAAATGGTGGTGCAGAATTTGTGATCATTAACTTTGACGGGCTGGCTATTGTCAAAGACGAAGTGGCAAGCGGCGGGTTTGATTTAATTGTCATTGATGAAGCGTCAGCGTATAAGAACTCGACAACCGAACGGTGGAAGGTCATGCGTGACCTGAACAAAACAATACGGGGCCTGTGGATGCTTACTGGTACGCCAGCAGCACAATCACCAGTTGATGCGTTTGGCTTAGCAAAACTTGTTAACCCCAAGGGTGTTGCGCCGTTCTTTGGTCAGTTCAGGGATCAGGTTATGTACAAGGTCGGTATGTTTCGTTGGATACCTAGACCTAATGCACAAGCTACGGTGCATAGCGTGCTGCAACCGGCGATACGGTTTGAGAAGGATCAGTGCTTGGACTTACCCGAAGTAACCCACGTTGAACGTGACGCACCGCTTACCGCACAGCAAATGAAGTTTTACCGCATGCTCAAAAACGACATGATCATGAAGGCAGCAGGAGAAGAGATTAGCTCAGCCAATGCAGCAACAAACCTGAACAAGCTGCTGCAAATATCCGGTGGTGCAGTTTACACAGATCACAAAGAAGTTGTTGAGTTTGATGTGTCTAACCGGCTACAGGTTGTACTTGAGGTGATTGAAGAGTCGTCGCATAAGGTGCTAGTGTTTGTGCCGTTCACGCACACAATTGAGTTGCTTAAAACGTACTTGACTAAAAACAATATTGCCTGTGAAGTAATTAACGGTGCAGTGCCAGTTAACCGCAGAAGTAGTATCGTTGATGACTTTCAAAATACAGATCAGGTCAAGGTGCTTATCATTCAGCCTCAGGCAGCATCACACGGTCTCACGCTTACCGCAGCTAACACTGTTATATGGTACTCGCCTGTAATGTCAGTCGAGACGTACCTGCAAGCCAATGCACGTATTAACAGGCCCGGTCAAAAGAATGCTATGACTATCGTACACGTAAAGGGTAGTGAAGTAGAAGAACGGTTGTACAGGATGCTGAACAACAACATTGACAACCACACAAAAATAATTGATCTTTATCGACAGGAGATCGAAGAAACTTCTTGACAAAGTAAAAAAGTTATTTATAATAACAATTCAACAGGAGTAATTCATGGAAAATGTAGCACCAAAAATATCAGCCGAAGAGCTGGCAAAGATTTACATTAAGATACGTGACGCAAAGGAAGCAACAGTTGAACGTCACAAGCAAGAGCTTGGTGATTTTAATGATCAGCTTGAAGCAATCTCAAATGAAATGCTTGAGATGTGCAAGTCGCTTGACGTATCTAGCATGCGTACAAACGAAGGGACAATCATTCGTAAAGTAACAACCAACTACAACACAAATGATTGGGGTTCAATGCACCAGTTTATTAAAGAGCATGATGCATTTGGACTATTGCAACAACGGCTGCACCAAGCAAACTTGAAGCAGTTTTTAGAAGAGCATCCTGACTTACTGCCCCCCGGCTTGTGGTCAGATAGCAAGTACACAATCGTAGTAAAAAGAAGCTAATTTTTCAGGAGAAGTGGCAATGAGCAATGTTTCAATTTTCAATCAAGAGTTACCCGACTTTCTGCGCGGCGCTGAGCTTAACGACTTAACCAAATCATTGGCTGGTGGTGGCGGTGCAAATCGCATTTCAATTCGTGGCGGCGTGTTTCGTAAGATTGTTGGCGGTGAAGAAGTTGGTAAGTTGTCTGGGCGTGAGATGAACGTCGTTATTGTTAATGCACGTAAAAATGTTTCCCGTATTTACTACGCCAGTAAGTACAACCCTGAAGAAATCGTAGCGCCTTCTTGCTTTTCAAACGATGGTGATGTACCTGACTCGTCTGCAGAAGAGAAGCAAGGCAAGACCTGCGCCGAGTGTCCACAGAATATCGCTGGGTCTGGTGAGGGTACTAGTCGTGCTTGTCGTTATCAGCGTCGTATTGCCGTGCTGCTTGAGGGTGATATGTCAGGAGATGTGTACCAGCTTACGCTGCCATCGAAGTCAGTATTTGGTAAGGGTGAAGGCAACATACATCCGTTTGAAAGCTACACAAAATACATTGCTGGTAACGGGCGTAACATTAATCAAATTGTTACCCAAGTAAGCATGGACTTAGACAGCGATACAGCTAAGTTGTTTTTCTCACCAGTGCGGCACATTAACCACGAAGAATGGGAAGTTGCTAAGACTGCTGGGGATTCAATCGAGGCTAAAAACGCAATCACATTGACCGTTGCACAAACTGACGGTGTCGTAAAGAAGCCATTAGTACTAGCTGGTAAACCGCTAGATGAAGAGTTTGAAAAGCCCACGCCTAAAGCAAAAGCAAAAGTAGTTGAAGCCGAAGATGCTGAGATTGTTGAGCCTACTAAACGCGCAAGCAAGAAGCCGGAGGAAGCACCTGCGCCGAAGAAAAACTTGGCATCGGTTATCAGCGCATGGAGCGATGCGTAAAACATCATGAGCTACGGATACAGTTCAATGCTCATTGAACGGAACAAGAAGGCGAGTCGTCGTCATCTTGGCGTAGCTGTTGGTCGTTTGTGTATAGCCCAAAGTATTCCAGTGTCAGATGTTGCCGATACGTTAGGCGTCAGCAGAATGACAATCTACAACTGGTTTATGGGCTTGCACGAACCTCAAGCTGCTTACGTACCCGTTCTTACAGAGTACTTAAAAAAACTTAAATAATCATCGGGTATGGACTTGGGGGCTTGCCCCCTGCCTACTCGTCTCTGGAATAAACAGATGGATACGTTTGACCTTCTCGACGCTGTGCTTCCCCTTGACGGGTGGTTCGCAGTCGTTGGCATTAAGGGCAAATCCATAAAACAAGAGCTAGTTGAGACACGGGAAGAAGTAGATAAGTTTGCAGCTACATTTGTAAGTGAAGGGCGCAATGTGTTTTTTGGCTGCGCTAAGTACGCTACAGGTGAAAGCCGTAAGCAATCCAACGTATTAGGCATCAAATCGTTTTGGATGGACATTGACTGCGGCGAAGGCAAAGAGCTGGTTAACTCAGCTACCAACCGCCCATTTGGTTACATCGACCAAAGCACAGGCTTAGTTGAGCTGCAACGTTTTTGCGTATTGGTGGGTTTGCCCAAACCAATTATTGTTAACTCGGGACGCGGTCTACATGTGTACTGGGTACTAGAGCAGACGGTAACTCGCAAAGAGTGGGAACCAGTTGCCGCAAGACTAAACGAGCTTTGCATCTTGCATGATTTGTACGTTGACTCCAGTGTGTTTGAGGCTGCACGAGTATTACGGATACCCAGCACTTTTAATTTTAAGTCAGACCCCCCGCTTGATGTTGCAGTGATAACGACAGGTAAGCCAGTAGCGTTTGATACGTTCAGTGGGTTGCTAGGCGTGCGCCCACCGGCAGAAGCCACCATATTTAATACAGCACCACTTGTTAATGAGCCGGGACTTAACTTCCTGACCGACTCACTTGTGGGTAACACGATACAAAAATTTAAAAACATCATGATCCGTGGCGAGGATGGATGTCAGCAGTTGAATTATGTGTTTATGAACCAAGCTGAGACGCCTGAGCCGTTGTGGTGGTCAGCATTAACTGTAGCCAATGAGTGCGTGGATCGTGACAAAGCCATTCACATGATTTCAAGTCAGCACCCTGACTATGATTATCACGCCACCGAACGTAAAGCATCACAGGGCGGTGCAGAAGGTGGTCCACATCGTTGCGCAACGTTTGAAAAGACTAACCCAAGCGGATGCAAAGGCTGCAAGTGGAAAGGCAAAATCCACGGACCGATTGCACTTAGCAGAGAAGTTGTAGAAGAGGATGACACGGTTGAGGTTGAGGTAGATGTACCTGAAGAAGATGAGACAGGTATTGTTGATAAGTTGTTGCCTCAGTACAAGATACCAGCGTACCCAAAGCCTTATCAGAAAGGACCTAACGGCGCGATTTACCTGCCCCCTAATGGTGAAGATGCAGAACCATTTTGCGTGTACGAGCATGCCCTATACGTGGTCAAGCGCATGAAAGACCCAAGTGAGGGTCACGTAGCTCTACTTAGGTTGCACTTACCTATGGATGGTGTGGTTGAGTTTGTTGTGCCGCAAGCAGTGATTGCAGTAAAAGATGATTTACGTAAAGTGCTGGCTAGAAATGGGGTGGCTGGTACTCCTACACAGATGACACACTTAGCCACATTTGTTAACGCATTTGTTAAGAACCTACAGTATTCAAAAAAGGTAGAAATTATGAGGTCTCAATTTGGTTGGGCAGATAACAACACCAAGTTTATACTTGGCGAGATGGAGTTTAGTAAAGAGGGTGTGTATGCTAGTCCACCGTCAATAGCTACAAAAGCAATAGCAGAACACATTGGCCCCGTTGGTGACTTTTCTAAGTGGAAAGAAGCTTTTAACATGTACGCCAAGCCCGGGATGGAACCGCATGCGTTTGCTGCACTGACTGCGTTTGGTGCGCCGCTATTTAAATTTACTGGGCTTAAGGGCGCGATCATTAACGTGATCTACAAGGAAGGCGGCTCAGGCAAGTCAACCACGCTGTTCATGTGCAATAGCGTCTACGGACATCCTGAATCACTTGGGTCAATTTGGCGGGACACCAATGCTGCACGTACTCACCGCTTAGGCATCATGAATAACTTGCCGTTTACTTGCGACGAGATTACCAACATTACCCCTGAGGACTTTTCAAACTTGGCATACAGCATGTCACAGGGTCGAGGCAGTGACCGCATGAAAGGCGCAACCAACGAGCTGCGGGACAACTCAACCACTTGGCAGACTATGTCATTGTGTAGTGCCAATGCGAGCTTTTATGAAAAGTTGGCAAGCGTCAAGGCTGGCGGCAACGCAGAGATGCTGCGGCTGTTTGAGTATGACATTGTGCCTAACAACATCATCTCGACTGAAGATGGCAAGCGTATGTTTGACCATCAGCTTAAACAGAACTATGGGCATGCGGGTGAGATTTACATTAAGTGGTTGGTGAACAACCTTGAGGAAGCAGTTGAGACCATCTTAAAAATTCAAGCAAAGATCGACACAGAGCTTAAGCTAACTGCACCTGAACGGTTTTGGTCGGCAGTTGCTGCATGTAACGTTGCTGGGGGCCTGATTGCAAATAGCTTAGGGTTAACAACGTATGACATGAGAGCCGTATACTCATGGGTGTGCAAGACAATCCAGAACATGCGTGAAGAAATTAGACCGCCACTACATGACGCAGTAAGCATTGTGGGTGACTACATCAACCGTCATATGCAAAACATCCTCGTGGTAAAAGCCGACCATGATAACCGCACTTCCGCTGCCGCTTTACCAACGCTTGAGCCACGGGGTGAATTGCTCATACGCTACGAGCCTGATACCAAGCACATGTACTTTGTGACCGGTGCTTTTAGGAAGGACTGTGTTGAGCGACAGATTAACTACAAAGATACACTACGTGAGCTTAAAGAACGTGGTTTTGCTATGGGTAACCCCAACAAGCGTATGTCTAAGGGCATGAAGATTACCTCACCTGCTGTGCATACCCTAATGTTTAACTGCTCAAACTCTGAGTTCATTGACATGGATGGGCTGGTACTACCGGAGTTAGGCGATGAAAGTCGAGATGCTAACGTATAACGTTAACTGGCGTAGCTTCAAGCACGGACATTCGTTTTTTATACCCTGCATCAACACCAATGCAGCCAAGAAAGACATCTTGGCTGTTGTAAGAAAACAAAAGTTTACGGTTGTTATGAAGGCTGTAATTGAGGAAAACGTCAGGGGTGTACGTGTTTGGCGGGTTTGACGCTATACTGCCCCTGCAGCCATGCTGCTTTTCCTTGAAGAAAAACTCTTTCCCCCACCTAAGCCGTGGGGGTTTTTTATTCGACTTTTCTTCCGGGATACGCTGCTTTGCGTTGCGGCAACATGAATGGCAACATTTCTTCTTTGATACGCAACCCACGGAACTTAAGCCCCATGCTGTCTATGCTGCGATCAATCGAATCAAATATGGCATCTGCGTCAATTGTCAAACTTGGTATGACTTGATAACGCTTGTTGTGTTTGCCAATTTCTGCCATAAATTTTTTCTTGTCCTCAGCCGATTTATTTGGGTCTAAGAAAACATCATCGAGCCTAGCCATTAAATCTTTTTTACTATTCTCGGCTGATTTTTCTTCTCTGCGCAACGCATACGCATTTTCTTGTACACGGGCTAATGTGGTGGATTGAAAACCCAACCCCTGCATAAAAAGACTAACTTCAGAAAATTCTTTTTTGCTCATAACAATATTGCCCTGCGGGGTTTTAGCGCCCTCAGAACCTAGCCGTGCTGCGGTAAAAACGTTTTTTGGTAATGCAGGAAGTACCCGTTCAACACCCCGCAAGATGTTACCTTTGCGAAAATCATCAATCGCTGCTGGCATACCTAATATTGTTGACGCAGCAGGGCCAAGGTTAGCTATGAAATAATTTTGAACAGTCTCTTGCATGTTGTCCCCTTGCTTACCTCCACGCCACCACATTCCGTCAAACGAAGTACGTGAGCCGATGTTTATATCAGACAGCTCTGATATTGCACCTTTCTCTAACACCTTAGCCAACGTATGCTCACGCCCATCCATACCGGTAAATTTAACGTCCCCAAAAGTAGTACGCAAAAAGTCGTACCTAAATCTTAGGTCTGCGTTATCTGCGGTTATTGGGTTTTTAAGCCTACGTTTTTTCTCTTCCTCTTCATCACTGATTAGGTCAATTACAAAACATATAGTGCTATAAAGCGGTAGAGCTGTGATGCCGCCAAACAACGCACCCATAGTCAACACGCCGCCTAAGCGGTGCATAGAAGAAAGTAGTAAATCGGTTTCACCCTTTGTAACGCCCTTGTACATACCTTTAAAAATGTTGTACCCATTGCGCATAAAGAATGACGTCATGTTAACGGCGTACATCTTGAACTGCCCAACCGTGCGCCCTAAAAAGTTTTGCAAAATACGTGGACGATTAAAGTTGTCGTAACGACCAAGTGTTTCTTGCACTACATCAATTGCCTTTTGTACTGACTTATCAAAATCACCAGTCTTTGCATACTCCAACTCAAACGTCATCATGTACGTCATCTCACGGGTCATGCGCTCTGCACCGTTAAACAACGCCGACATACCAATAGCTGTAGAACGTAATACTGCACCGGGAATATTCGAGTAAGCGTTAGCTGGTGTGCGGTTACGGTTTGTAAGCACTGACGTTTGGGTTTGACTAGTTATGCCCCGCTCAACTGCCTCGTCAAAAGCACGGCGCAACACGGGGTTGCTCTGCACCATCTTAGACAAACCAATAGACGGAGCCGCCCAGCTAACGTCGCCGTTTGGTGCATCTTCAGTTGCGCCTACTGACTTCCAAATTTGCATGTATTTTGCAAACTTAGCCGCAGATTTACCATACCCATAGTCATCGTTAAGTATGGGCATTACTATTATGGGTAGTGAAGTAGTCTGAGTAATAGCAGATGCAACCCCAGTTAATAACCAGTAGTACGCAAACTGATTTATTCCAGTTGCAAAAACATCATGTGGTGGCGGGTTAAGTTCCGTCTGTACTCGTTTATCTATCTCATCCACAAACAGGCGCATCTTAGCCCGCTCAAGCGCAGGCATACCTTTTAGCGTGTTGTACCCACGTTGCACTTCCGTATTGATAGCATCCCCGTAAGTTAGCTTAGCTGCTTGTGCCGCCAAACGAGTAGCAGAAACTTTAAAATTGCGCAGGACATCTGAACTAAAACCCGTTACGTTTTCAGCGTGTAAAAATTGTTTACGGTAGCTTTGCTCAGGCATTGTCATCAGATACGTTTGATACAACGAATCCTTTAGCTGCTCCAACTCATTCATTCTTGCGTTTTCAGCTTGCTGTAACTCAGCCGCAGTCATTGTCTTAGAGCTTGCCTGTAATGCTTTAGCCTTGTCAAACTGTTGATCAATAACATCAAACATTTCAGCCAAAATTTTACTTTCGCCGCTGTACTTATTGCGTAGCTCTTGAGTGTTATCCCCTGCATCAAATGCGTCAGGGTCATTTGAATTTATTCCAATCTGTTTTGCTCGGGTAAGCAAAAACGCATTACGGTCAGTACCGTTATCAAACATGTAAAATTCACGCCCCTGAGGACCGTTTACACGCAACCAGTAATCCCCATGACGCATAAACGGGAAGTACTCTTCTATGCCTGCAAAGTCACTACCCTCATACATACGGCGCACAGACAGCATCAACTTACCCTTGGGGGTAGTTGGGTCGTTAACTGCCCCAGATAGATTTAACCGGTCTATACGAGCATCAAGCAAAGTGCGATGCAAGAGGTTCATGTCTTTGTAGAACTGACGCACCATGCGGTACATCTCTTGCCCGTCTTTGACTGTACCTAACTTATCCCAAGCGTCAAATGTTTTATTGATGCTGGCTTCCCGTTTTGTTCTTTTATCAGTAATAGCACCAAGCTCATCAGGATTTGTTCTTGGGTCGTTTAACAACGCATTTAACTCAGTTACACGGCGGTCATTAGTAAGTGCATCTTGGCGATCCGCAAACTCTGTGGGGCTTACACTTTCTAAGCGAGCTAAGTGCATAGCATTACTCAATGCTTGCCGTGAATCCCTGCTTGAGTACCGTATAAACTTGGCTAACTTATCTGCTTTTTTAGCAAAAGCTTTTTCCATATTTAAACGCGACCCAGCCATGCGCTCAATAAGCTCATCTATTTTTTTAAGTGCAGGTATAGCATCACCTTGCCACCGCAAAATATCAGCAGTTTGCATTGTGATTAAAGATTTACTGATAAACCCGTTGCCCATTGCAGGCAACCTAGCTTGCATCAGCTTCTCGTACATACCAAAATCATGCGCCGGTACGTTGCCTTGAATACCATCAATTACATCTTGTTGGTTATTAGATGCAGCAATTTTATTTAAATTCTTGTCAACCTTAGCCGCAGACGCATTTAACACCGTGTTAGTTGGTACAGCAGGCGAGGTTTCTTGTAATTGCATTATGCCTTCTGTAATTAACATAAGGTCTTGCAATGCTGACTGATCCGTGCTGCTCATGTCAAATGCTGCACGCATGGTGTTAACAAAACGATTAAACAAATTTTTCCAAAAACCAAATGCTCGATCTTGACGAAGTTCCCCCGGCGCTTTAAGTAAAAACTCTTGTATGTCAGGGTTAGTCATGCCATAAGCAACAAACTCTTCAGGAAAAGTAGCAATGCCAACGGTTTCAAATGCATGACGTACAGAAGGTGATATTGGCGCACCAGACGCTTTAAGTTTTTCATACTCAGCTTTTGCAACATCCATGGTGCGTTGCAGCTCAAGCATCATTTCTTCAAGCTTTAAGGGTACAGGTTTACCTTCATCAATTAGTTTTCTATATTGAGCAATCTTGGCTTGAGTTGCGGCATGTAATGCTTCATGCAAGAAAATGACATTATTAACGCCCTGTCGGCTAGGATCGTTGCCAAAATTCTCACCACGAAGAACTATCAAATCGCGTACTTCATCGCCAAACACTTTATAGTCGTACGCACCTGCTGCTGATATACCTTTATCAGTACCAGTAAGCATTTTTATAATGTTTGGATGCGTTGTGTTCTCAGACTTAGCAATAACTAACCGCACATTAGCCAAGAAAGGTTTAAGCCGCACAGCCAACGCCCGCTCAAATGGCGTACCGTTACGCATAATATGGTTAATTGCTTGCGTAGCGGTTGTAAATTTATAAAAAGCTTTTACAGGTTCAGATGCTGTCTGTGCGTAAGCAGCAAGAGGCTTAGGTATCTGCGATTTTTCAAATGCTAATTTATTAGCAAGAGCAGTGCGTTCTGTTGTAGTGATCTTGTCGCTCTGGGCCAAAAACGCTTTAGCTCTTTTTCCTGATCTGTCTTTTGTGCGGGTTTCTGGGTCAGTAGCAAACTTGTTAAGTTGATCAATAGCATCTTTGCGTTTTGCAAGTGGAGTCGTGTCAACGTTTTTACTAAGCAAGTTGATAAGCGAAGTTACTTTATCCGCTGCTTTATTTGCTTGTTTTTGTTGCGCTGCACGCCCTGCATCGTATATTGCTTGTGCTTCAACCGTGCGTTCAATTTTGCGACGCCCTCTTGGCTTGGGTGCAGCAGGTTCAGCACCCTCAACTCTTGCTTTAGCTGGGCGACCACGTTTAGGCTTAATTACTTCAGGCGTAGTGGCAGCAGGTGATTTTGTAATCTCCGTGATGTCGTTACCTAAATGCGTGCTAGATGTACCATCGTCGTTGTAAAGTTTTTCAACCGGGTGCAAACCTACTTTGGGTTCGGTACTGGCTTTATGCACCGCAACAGCTTGCCCAGTTTGCTTGTTGATGACCGCAACAACAGGTTGAGCACCTTGGGGTAGTTGGCTTAAATCGCTTACGGTGTTAAATGCGTTGTTTGCTACATAGCCTATGCGTATTGATCCACCAGTCCCAAATAGACCTTGCATGTCCTCTAAAATTGCATTTTGCGCTGTTGTGTCTACGTAAACAGCATTATGTGGGGCATAGGTTTCGCCTTGCCCTTTACCTTCTGATTTTTTAGTACGGCTTGTTTTGCCGGTTTCATCTACAGCGTACTCACTACCTTTTGAAGTTTTAAATGCTGTAACTTGTGTGGGTTCATCAGTGGTAACAGGTGCAGCAGCTTGTGCTTGCTTAACTTCTTGACGAGCCACATTACGTTGTTTAGTAGCGTCTTTCTTTTCGTCAGGCGTAGTTGCTTCGGCTACAGCAGTCTCTGCTTCAGCTAATTTAGTTTGTGCTTGTTCAACCGGTGTAACAACAGATTCTTTAGCGGCAGGTGCGGCAGGATTAGTTTCAAGATTAGCAACTTCTTCACGGGCTTTGTATACTTGATCAGGATCATTGGCAAAATCTGCGCCGCCGTTATATAAACGTTCAGCAAATAATTCATGCTTCCATTCAGGCAAGTTGTCCCATGACTGTTCAATGGGTAAAACAATTTCCCTTGATTGGTATAACTTTCTTGCTTCGTCCGTAACCGTGTCTTTTTCGGCTTTAGGTAACTCAGCAAATGGTACGGGCGCAGGTGTTTCAGGCTCAACAGGTGCTTCAGGCTCTACAACTTTGACAACAGGTGGGCGTTCAGTAAGCGTAGGTATCTCACCTAGTGCAGCAGGCTCTGCTTCTTCTCTTCCAACAAGTGATTCAGTATCCTCGACAGGTCTAGCCAGTCCTGTAGTATCAGGTGGTGCAACTCCTTCGGTGGTGGCTGCTCCTTGCTCAGGCACAGAAATGCTTGGCTCAATTCGTCCAGTGACAGATTCTGCAGGCGCTCGTTCGACATTTTGCCCTCCTTCCAAAGTTTCACGTTGCGCTACAGCTAATGCAACATTTTTAGGAAGCCCAAGCTCGCTTACTAATTCGGCAGCACGGCGTTGAACAACTGCATCGTTGCCCCCGCTTCCTATGGTTGGCTCAACCCGCACTTCAATAACCTCACCTGTTTCGGGATCAATATACGGCTCAGGTGCAGTCGTTTCTTGCTCAGCAACAGGTTGTTTAGGCGGTGCTTCTTGCTCAGTAGTCTCGCTTTTTGCTTTGGGCGTAAACTTAAACATGTCTTGTGCTTTTTGCAAAGCATTTTGTTTTGCTGTCTCTGCCGCAGTCTCAGCTCGTTTAGCACCCGCCACATCACTATAGGTTTGATTGGCTTTGTTGATAGCGGCAGCGCCACCCATCATTATGCCGCCCTGCACAACCGTAGCTGCCAGTGTATCTACAGCACCGTTTAAAAACTGTTTAATACCAGCTTCTGGGTTTAAAGCAAATGCCTTATCAACCCCAAATTGACCTGTGTAAGTTAATTGCTCACCGGGAATTTCTTTAGCTAAAGCCTTAGCAAAATGTTCAATTAATTCTTTGTCCGGCACACCGCGAGCAGCGGCTTTTATACCTTTTAAAGTATCGCCAAGACCAAGTTTCTCGCCAAGCACCTCAAACGCACCATATGCGGTAGACCTAAAAGTACTTTCCCCAATGCCAAGATTTTTTCTACGGCTGTCGTCATACGTCTGCCCAAAACTTTGCAAAAACATTGAGCCTAATGCTAATGACTGAGTACCTGTAAGCAAGCCGGGGAGCTGCTGAACAATTGAACTAACTGCGTTTTCAACTAACGCCAAAGGTTTTGATGTTGGATCACCAAGGGCTTGTGTGTTTTTGCTGATGTAATCAAGTGTCTTGTTTGTATCGCTTGGGTCAACGCCAAGGATTGCTTCCGCTAAAAACTTTTGCTGCCCTCCGCCTGCTTGAGCAAGCCCATACATTGATTTTAAAACAGTTCGCTGCGCCAATTTAAGCGCAATCTCATGGCCCGGGGCTTTAGGGTCTAGTGCATAACTACGTTGCAGTAAGTAATCTTCAGGGGACTGTTTAACTTCACCGGCAGTTGAGACATGTGAAGGTCTACCTTCAAGCGCATCTTGCTTAGCCATGTTTAAAGCAACTTCAGGAGACATGCCCTGTTGCACGTAATCCCTTACCCGATACTCAAGTCGATCATCCCCCATGTTTGGGTTAATAAACCCTGATGGGTTAGTCGCTAAATACTGTTGATTTTTTAAGTCTATGTCTTGGTAATACTTAGCAACTTCCGCAAATCTTATATCAGCCTGCGCAAGCTTTGCCCGTTCTTGTGGAGATGCCGCATCGTAAAAAGTTTTTACTTGAGGATCAAATTGTGGTGCTTGGGCTGGCGGCAAATCCTCGTTAACCCCAGCCATAACAGAGCCGGGTAATTTAGGTTGTCTTTGCGGCGTGGCGTAATAAAACTCAGGTGCAAGCTCAGACGTAGGCACGGGTTCAGCAGGTGTTTGCTCAGGTGCAAAAGCTTGTACAGGTGCGGGAACTTGTTCAACAACTACTGGTGCTGACGTAGACGTAAGCGTAGGTGTAGGCGTAGGTGTAGGCGTAGGTGTAGGCGTAGGAGCCGCAGTAACTCGTGTAGGTTCTGGTTCAGGCTCTGGTTTAGCAGTCTGAATAGGAGTAAAGGCTTCCTCAAAAGAAAACCCCGCAGCTTCTATTGGTCTGACCGCATCTTCAAAAGAAAAACCTTCAGATGCTTGTGATTGCGAAGCTTCTTCAAATGAAAATGGTTTAGACATTATTTAACCGGTATAAATTGTTTACCATCCCATTTAGCTGGGCCACGAGCAGTATTGTATACCCCGTTAATTTTAAGTTCACCCTGTGTTTTTGGCATGGGTAATGGTTGGGTTGCTTCAGCGGGAGCAGCAGGGCTAGGCGTATTTGTTGCAGGTATCCCCCTACCGAGGCTAGAGTCAGTTCTTACAGCAGCGGCAATTTCTCTTTTTAGCGCATCAATTTTTAATTGGATAGCTGCTTTTTCTTTTGGGTCATCCGTACTTAAAAGATCAAATCGTAAAACTTTAAGGTCACGATCTTTGTCTATTGCCCCAGTAATAGCGTTAGGTATTACCGCACTTGGCTGCACGGGTCGCTTATTAGCTAATATCTCCATGTAATATTTATTGCTTGATTGCGCATTAGCCAATGCAGCTTTTTCTGTGTCAGTCAAAGGTCCAGTTTTTGCTTTTTCCATCAACCGATCTATAAGAATGCCGTTTTGAATTTGCGCAGAAGTTATGTCACCTTCAGTAATTGATCTAGGTTGCTTTTCCCCGGCAGCACGAGCTTGTGCAGCTTTGAGTTGCATGTCAGCGGAGTATATGTGCGCATCGTATACTTTATCAGCTTTGTACACATCAATGCCCATTTGTTGAGCTTTCTGCAAGAACTGTTCTTTGCTAAGGCCAAGATCAATAAGACCTTTAACGGCTTCACGATCATCTTTGCGGATGTCTTTAATTGCTGATTGATACTGCGCCATAGCTGGTTGTACACCTTGGTTAATATTGGCAAAGGCATTAGGCGATGTACCGCCAGCCATACCAAAACCAGCTTGAATAAGCGCCATGTATTTAGCTTCTTCACGGGCTTTTTTGTTATCTCCACGCATGTCCTTGTATAACTGAGCGTATTGCGAGAAAGCTTCTTTAGCCTCAGGACTCATAGTGGGTATGCCACCATACGTCGATAATGCAGCGGTAGCAGGAGCAGCAGGAGTAGCAGGAGTAGCACCAACAGCCGGTAAGCGAGTAGGCGGTCTTGCAACAAGTGAATCTACGCCGGTAGCTTGTGGAGGAAGAACAGCACCCGTGGTAGGTGCAGGTGCAGCCACTGGTATAGCTACAGTATTTGCATCGTTTGCTGTACCAGCTTGCGCCATTTCTGACCCGGGAATAGGTCGTATGTTGTTCCCTTCACTTGCACCCGCAATAAGGCGAGCTAAAATTGAATCAGCATCGGCGCGAGTATCCCTAGACGAATCGCTTGAAGAATCATTGCTTTCAACTCGATCACCTTCAGCAAACGCAATGATCCCGCCGCCAGCCATAGCTTCGCCTACAGGTAAATTGCTTGGCAACTGAGTCACGCCGGGGTTTTGTTGCAACCTAGCCATAAAAGTTTTTTCAGCAAGGATTTGTTGCGCCATTTTCTTAGCTGTAGGGCTTGAGCTTTCTGCAATGTATTCTTGCAAGTCTTGAGGACTCATGCGGGATAAGTCAGTTTTAACCGAACCACCCACATCAAATAACTGAGTGATACCGCCGTCAGCCATACGTTGTTCTTTAATCTGACCGCCTTTTGCACTATTAGCCATTTTATACATACCGTACGCACCCATACCCGCCGTGCCTAGACCAGCAGCTTGAGAAATCATGCTTGGGTTCTGATATATAGATTGAGACTGCTGAGTTAATGGTAAGCCGCGCAACAAATCGGACATAAATCCAAGCTGTTGATAAGGATAGTTTAATTGTGCTTGATACTGTTGGTAAGCAGCGTCTAAACCTTTTTGTTGGAGTTGTTGCTGTTGGGTTCCTGCCGATACCA